GCTGCTCGGCCCGACTTGTCCTGGCTGAAATAAACATCTCAGTCGGTGCAGCATTAAATTCAATCCTCTCTTGCTTGACAGTCAACAATCCCTGTAAAGGCAAAGGCATCGCATTGATCCACCTCTTCAGCTCGGCAAACATCGCGTCATACAGCTGAGAGCTTGTCGGTGCAGTGACCACCACCTTGACCGGACTCCGCGTCATAAAGTACCAGAGCATGGCCCAGCTGCTTGCAGTGGATTTGCCAACCCCGTGGCCAGACCTGACACTTATCTTCCGATCCCCACGGGCAATCGCACCAAGAAACTTGACTTGCCATGGGTCAGGGTCCACCCCCAAAACCTCCCGCACAAATAGCACGGGGTCCGGCTGATACCGGTCCACCCACTGGGCAAAGACATTCTCTTTGATCACAAATCCCTCACTTGCTTTAAGTTCCGACCCGTGATCCTATCGGTCCAGCATGATGCACACAACCACCTGGTCGCACTCATTTCCACCCCACCCTCTGGTGGCTTCTGAAGCGCGCACTTATTACAAATCTGTAATTTATGCCCGTGGCAGTTCCCATTCAATCTAACTGGGTTATTTACAAAATTACTTTTCATTGTATTTTCTGGACTTCATTATCTTTGTGGGTTAACCATTTATTACCCAGCATTCTTAATGCTTTGACATATTGCAGTTGATTATGTCTATTAGTGCTACGCGGCACATAATCGACATTGAATAACTGGCGTACCTTAATAAGCATTTGCGTATTCATATTATCCCCACGATATCGTTGATATTGACCCATGCGTGTAAAACAGTGATGCCATCTGGACTCATTAAAGTGCAGAAGACCTTGCCGTCTTTTTCCTCATCAGTGTCGATCACGATCCACTCTTGGCCTTTCAGTACCACTGTCGCTAGTTTAGATTTCATCGTTTACTCCGTTGTTTGTGGAGTTGACATTTTTGCACAATTTGACTTGTTTGTTAAGTTCGTTTTTAAAATTTTAAAAAATTTTTTTTGTAGGTGTTTAGTGCCGCCACAGTCGCCCCCGCCAAACCGGCCAAGGGGGGGTCGCGGCCACCGACCGCCAGCCGACCACCGCTGGGTTATCCACGGATTTTGGCCAACCTTATCCACAGATTCCTGTGCATAAGTAGGTCTGTAATACTTTAATGCACTTAATTCTGTGGATAACGACTTATCCACTTAACATAATGGTCGTTGTATAAAGTGACTGAATCATTTGGTATTCATATCTTCAATTGTCACGCTGCGCTTGCGTAATGCATCGAGCGCCATGCTTCCAAGGTCGATGTTGACCAGTGGCTGCTGCTTGTCACCATACTCGTCTGGAGCCTGCTTAGAGGCCAGCCAGCGCCTTGTGTCCACTCTCAGCTTGGCCACCTGTGCCTCTTGAGGCGTGGCAGCGTCTGCAATTTCTAGCGTCTGCTCTGCTAAACTTCTCCCACCTCGGGCGCGCGCACGCGCAAGGGCGGAAGCCCGTGCTTCGCCCCCTCTTTCAATCCAATCGTAAAAAGCCGTATGGCTCACACCTAACGACCGAGCCAAGCTGAGAATGGTCTCACCTTCGGAGAGTCTGTCTAGCATGGCAATTTCGCCACCGGCAGCGTGAATCTTCTTGTTGACATCGGTGGCTTCTTTGCGCACAAGAGCTGCTTGCTCTTTCAATCCCATTTGTCTGGCTGCAATGTTGTCAGCCACCTCTGCCAGTGTTTTAGCTTTTGCCATTCAAGTAATCCTCAATGATTTTGATTGCATCTGGCGCTGATCGTGAGACCAGGCACAGATATCCTTTTGCGTTTAATTGCAAACCCACAGAGCTTTGTTTGCCTGATACCACTCCGGCCTTGGTCTTCATCTCGATGAAAAGCCCGTGAAAGCCATTTTTAGGCTCTAAGACGCACAGATCAGGCATCCCTGCTAAAACCCCTTCAGAATGCAATCTAACGCGCTCTGAGGCCGTTCTATCGCCTCCATTGGGTATTGCTGCAATGATGACCTCCGGATGGAACGCTCGAACGTGTTGCACCACCTTGACCTGGTCAATGTGTTCAATGCTTTTGCGCTTGCGCTTTATGTCAACCACCATGCTTCGGATTCTACAGCCGAGGCTTTGGTCTGGTACATGTGACATCGGTGTTTGACATCGGTCGGGAATGCAGCCAGTCCCGTTTGGCTGCACTGATGTTCGGACCATGTGACTGTTGCCCATCCACCTTTGACCTTTGCCTGGTCAAACATCCACTGCAATGGTTTTGCGTTGACCTTCCTGTGCCTTTCCATCTGCTCGGCTGGCATGGACTGGCGTTGTTCGACCATTTCCGCATTAGCGCAGTTTTGGCAGAAAACGCGCTCATCTTCGACCATTTCATCAATTGTGGATAACCTGTGCATAACTTTCCTTTCTGTTGGACCATCTAATGCTCGTTTCTAATACGGAAACCCCTTAAGGAATTTTCCGCCTTTCCGCATTAGAAATTGAAGTACCTTCCAAGCCGAGACTGGTCTGTGGATAAGTGGGTCTAATGACCCCACTTATCCAACAATCCCTGCCATTGTCTAATACGGAATTCCGTATTAGTTCCGTATTAGTTCCGCCTTTCCGCATTAGACCAATCATGAGAGTTTCACCCAGCCTGATGACGGCTCATTTGGTGCGAATCTGGTGAAGATGGCCGTGCCAATGTGCTTGCGGATATAGCCTGCGTCACTGCCTTTGACAGTGCTAAATATTTCAGTCCAATCGAGTTGATAAGCGTTTTGAAGTTCTTTTGGCACAACTGGCCTGCCTGGCCCCCTTCGCATAATGACGCTGCCTTTGTCGTTGATGATGGCTTGGACATGGTTGCAGACTTCATCGCACTTGTCTTGGATGCGCTGCTCTTTGGCGTTGTCTTGCATTGATTGCTTGGCGGCCATTCGGTCTTGTTCTGACGACATGGCTGGAATGGCCACCCGACAAATAATCTCTTGCATATCACCAGCTGGGGTTAAGACAACTTCTGGGAATGTGATGGAGTCGAATTTGATCTCTCTAAACTGAGGCTCGTAGCGCGTTTTTGTCAGCTTTAGGTAGCGCTGGTTATCCTCATCCATGAAAAGCACTCCTGTGAGGGTTGCATCGCCTGTGAATGCACTTGCACCACGGGCCATGGCATCGGAGTCTTGTCGGCTAATAGTTTTGTTGGTATGGGTCAGGATACAGACTGGCGCTTTTTGCTGGACAAATATGGTCTGCTTGATGGCGGCAATATAGGCTCCAACTTCTGAATTGTCATTCTCGTTGTCAATATCCATGGTCGCATTAGCCGTGTCCAGGACTAATAATGGCTTAACACCATTAAATGTGTGGCGCTCAATATTATGTGCAAGTCTTAATAAATCTTTGACATTGGACCTTCTGGCATCAATAACCACAAACCAGTCGTTTAGGTTATTTATTCCATAATGCTTTGAATATGCGAAAAGAGTTCTGATTATCTGGTCACTATCTTCTGTCACGATAATTGACTTGCGTTTCTTTTTAGCGTGAATCTCGCAGCCATCCACTGAAAACCCTGCCATGACCATGCACATTGACAGCACTGCCGTGGTTTTTCCGACTCCAGGCTGACCGGCCAAGATGAAAAACGAATGGGCCATGAAGCCCTCGATCAGGTAATCGATGGGGTTTAAATGGGTCAGGTCTAGCGTCAGCTCTGGCCATGATGGGTCTGGTGCGTCTTCTGTGACTGGTGCATTGATCACCGCAGCAAAGTCTTCCACCGCTGATTTGCGCTCGGCCTGTTTGGTTGGCGGCTCCCACCCACAATCTTTGGCGTGTTTGAAAAGTGTGCCAATGCCAACACCCTTGCCCTGATGAAAGCTCTTCCAGTGGGTCTCGATGTCTTTTGTGCCTTGGTACTTGCTACCGCCTTGGGACCATGAGTCCCACATATTTAAGCCTTGCTCTCCAAATTCTGAGTGCAAAGCCTGACCGATCTCAATCCACTGGTCGTAATCACAGTCTGGGCTAATGTGCTGCAAAGCCTGCGCAGCCTTGGCCATTTCATCTGGCGCGCCTTTGGACAACATAGCCGTGAAGTCAAATGATTGTGAGGGCGCGGCAGGCTTTGGCTCTTGCAGTTGATGCTGCTCGATGATGCCCCAGTCCATTAACAATTCATGCAAATTGACGGCCTCTTGGAATTCACCGACCAATTGTTTGCCACTCAGTAGCACTGACTTTCCGGCACTGTTTGGCAGGCCAAATACTTCCAGTTCTTGGCCACCGCCCAGTTTGTACTTAGGCAGCACCTGGTCAGATTCTTTGGGTGGTTGGACCCATAAAAAGACATGACGGCCACGGCCTGAGACAGAGACCTCGGTCAGCATCTTGTTCTGTTTCACATACTTGGCCATGCGCTGAATGGCCACGTTGGTCGGTCCTGATGCGTGTTTCATATCCACATCAAGGCAAACCAAATAGTTCCCTGATGCGCTGATGATGGGGCGCTGCTGGACTAGGCCAAGATATTGGCCATGTGGAGCCTCTTCCATGGTCCAGACATCTTCAGCGTTGTATAGGTCTGTCGGGTCTGTATCCCGTGCCACACCTTGGCCAGATCGCTTGTAGGGGATTTTTTTGGAGCCTTGCAGGGCAAAGGTACAGAAGACGGCATCGGGGGCCACAGCGCCTATTTTGCAGGCGACAGACTGGGACTGCTGAAATGTGTTGTTTTGGGGTGTTTCAGTTATGATTGACACTGAAATTCCTTTTGTTGGGGGTTTCATTTGTTAGTTGCCATGAGAGTTGACCTTTGACCTGGTAGCGTTTACGCGCTATCAGGTCTTTTCTTTTGGCAGGGATGTGAATTCTATTCCTTCGCCTTTTCTTTGACTAGGGAAGATGCAGCCTGCTTCTCACCGACTAGGTCTTCGGACACCTCGACACCGAGTTTCAAGACAGCACTGGGCGACTTCAGCTCCCAGACCTTTAAGTTGTCTTTGAATGCTTCCATGACCAGCGCCTCGTCTTTCCAAAATTTTGTCTTACGGCCTGCCCTCATGGTCCAGCCATCAATGGCTTTGCCTTCAGTAATCTGAGCCTTGGCAGCAGACTGCACTGCATCGGCCCATGCGGCCACCAGAGCAGCGTTGTCTAGCATCTCTGGGGTAACAGTGGTGTCAGGCTTGAAATCGTTCCTAGCGACCTCTTGGACCTTCTCACGCATACTGGGGCAAATGGTCTTGGCTTTGCAGTACCGACAAGCATCAGGGCTTGGATTGGTTGGTGCATCGCCTGAGAGCGCCAGCTCGGCAGCGGTCTTGAGTCTTTCGCCATGCTCGACAAGCTCTTGGCCAGTGACTGTCCACTTGCTGTGGCCCACACGGGGCTGAAAGATGTGCATGGTGCAAGTGATGTGGCTGGGCGCTTTGAATTGCCTCATGGCTCCCAATGCATAGGTCAGCAGCTGCTTGTTGTCTGTGGCATCAACAGCCACTCGGCCAGTCTTTAGGTCAACGACATGAAGATGGTCTCCATCGACCAAGACTGCATCGGCCGTGCCACCAAGTGCTGGGTGCAGAGACTTCAGACCTTCGTCTAGGTTGACTTCGATGAGCTTTTTGCGCGGATTCTCGACCAGAGTGTTGACAAAGTCCGCATAGGCTTGGGCCATAGCAATGTGGTCAGGATCAGTTCCGGCTGGTACTTCACCATTGCGCAGAATGATCTCAGACAGCTCATGAATCGCTGTGCCAATGGCCGCGGCTTCACCGGCCGGCTCATAAGGCATGAGGGACTCAAGCCGGTATGAGCCAGGGCAAGACATGAAGCGGTCTGTTCTGGATGCTGAGAGTCGGGCGTGTTTTCGGGTTTCATGTTGCATGGTTTCTCCAAGGGTTAAATGATTTGGTTGACGACATTGAGCTTCTTTAAAACCTTGGCCAGCACATTGTGGTCTAGACTGGCTTTGATGGTCAGAATGTAGATGACGGGTGGAATGCCTGACTTGTTGATGTTCTCGACTCGGCTTGATGCCTGCTCCAGTGCTGATGTGGACCAAGTGCATTCGACAAAGACAATCGTGTCGGCAGCGGATAGGTCCACACCTTCAGACATGGCGGCAATGTTGCCAATGATGCATTTGGTCTGGCCAGACTGAAAGTCTTTGAGCGCCTGGTCGCGCTTGGCCCTTGACGTTTCACCCGTAATAACTACGGGTTTGTGTTCTTTCAGCTCATCTTGCAGGGCTTGGACCACATCCTTATGGTGCGCAAACACGACCACCGGCTCTTCGGCCTGGAGCAAATCACAGATGAATTCACTGGCAGCCTTGACCTTGCGCATACCGGCTTCACGCATGATCTCTGCCAGGCCCTCAAAGGCCATCAAGGCATTCGGGTTGGCCATCAAGGCATCGGCATCAAAGGCTTGCTCTCGCTTGTCATTGGCCAGATCAAAGGTAATCAGTGAAACCTGTGGGTCTTTGTAGTCTTTGAAGATGTTTTCTTTTTTGCGTCTCAGGACATGGGGCTTCATCAGCTCTTTGAGTTCGACCAGGTTAGACGCGCCACTGGTGTCTAGCCCCCATGGCGCGACCCACATCTTTGCGTATCGACCTGCAAAGTCGTACCAGCCGCCTCTGTAAATGCCAAGGCCGTGCAAGATGGGCCATAGTTCAATCGGCCTGTTTGGGATGGGTGTGCCAGACAATGCATAAACATGACCAATCTTTTTCATGGCCAGCATTGCAGCCTTCGTTCTTTGGGCCTTTGGATTCTTGATCCTGTGGCACTCATCGAGAACTAGGGTCTTATATCTGTCCACTTGCGTAACACCATATTGCAAGACATCGTAGTTGATGATGGTGATATCTGCACTATTCACCTCTGAAGCCTCACGTTTTCCATTGACCACATGGACTGAGACGTTGGGGGCTAGTCTTTGGAAAGCCGCCTCCCAGACTGTCTTGGCAATGGCAGGGCAAACGATCAGGGCTGGTAGGTTTTCAAGTGCAGCAGCTGCTGTGGGTAGCGTCTTACCAACCCGTGGCTGGTCGGCCAGTATGGCCCTGCGCCTAGACAGCAAGAAGAGCTTGGCCTCTTGCTGATGGGGGAATAACTGCATGATCGTTTCCTCGTTTTAAGTTGTTGCGATCATATCTGCATTTGTGCTAAAGTGCAATTTCTGTTTGACGACAGAAACGTAAAAACCTTAAACCCTTAAAAGGAAAAAACCATGACCAGAGTCGTAACCGGCAAAGTTCGTTTCTCATATTTCTCAGCATTGACTGCTCGTAAGAATGAGATGAACGGCAAAGAAGAGTTCTCAACGCAAGTGCTTGTCCCAAAGACAGACACCGAGACTGTGAACCAATTGAAAGCGGCAGCCAAGGCCGCATTGACCGCCAAGTTTGGGGACAAAATCCCAAAGACTGTGCGCAATCCCTTGCGTGATGGCGATACAGAAGTCAAATCCGATGGATCACCACTGGGGCCAGAGTATGCAGGGCATTACTTTTTCAATACCAAAAGCACCAACAAGCCTGGTGCAGTGGATGCCCATGGCCATGACATTCTTGGATCACAAGATATTGTCTCTGGCGACTATGGCCGCGTGTCTTTGAATGCCTATGCTTATGACCAGGCAGGCAACAAGGGCGTGTCGTATGGTTTGAACAACATCATGCTTTTGTCAAAGGGTGACTCGCTGGGTGGTGCAAAGCCATCGGCTGCCAGTGACTTTGGCGTGGTGGCCGGTAAGAGCGCGCCAGCTGCTGCCGAATCAGTCGATAACGACTGGTGATTTGTCGATCAGTTTATTAAGCGCCAAGTGCAATTGATTGACTGATGTCCACAATGGCTCCACAGTTCCAGACAGCCACCGGCTGACTTGGGACTGCTGGATGCCAGCCTCATCGCACACCGCAGCCATGGTTATCTTGTGAGCCTTGGCCCTTGCGCGTATTGTGTGAATTGATTCCATGAGCGCATTCTAATTGCGGTATATGTAAAAAAACAACATGGACAGAATTAGTTCTTGCAAGATAATTTAATTGTGTCTACTATTGTTACTCCTATTACTAAACACTGGAAACGACATGAAACAGAAAATCATTACCACCCTGATCGAATGGACCTTGGCCATCATTATTTTTGGCGGCATTGGCGTGATGCTGGCTTGGAGGGGTTGACATGAACTACGGCCCCACACCCAACTGCCCTAGAGGCTTGTTCCAGTTCGATTGCTCGGTTGAAGATGTGGACCTTGTATGCTTTCTGGAATACAGCCCAGAAGAAAAGGGATCAGTCGATTCCCATGGCTCACCTTATGAGCCTGACTTTGAAGAGTGCATGACCCTCAATAACGCATACATCGCTGGCACTGATGTGGACATTGCCCACATGATCTTGCAGTCCATGGTGGACCACATTGAGGTGACTGCGCTGGATAAATTCCATGACAGATAAAGAATTGCCACCGGCCCTTGATGCCTGCCTCGACCTGGTCAAAGACTTACTCCACCCAGAAGTCTTTGGCCACTCAGTACCAGCTGAAGTCAAAACCCGCGCATTCGTTGTCAAAACAATGCTGGAGCGCTTAAAAGCCAGAATGGAGACCAGCACATGACCAGAGGCTTGAAACCCCGTGTAGGCCCTGCCATTGAGGCAGCACTACAAAAGAAAGGCAATTTGTCAGACCTTGATCTGGCCAAGATTTGCTTTTGTTGCAGACGCAGTGCAGCCAGAGAGCTGTTTGACCTTCACTGCAATGAATTGGTATATATCAGTGGATATACCAGAGTCAGCAACAATGGTCAGTGGCGGCCTCTGTGGTCATGGGGTGATGAAGATGATGCCATTGCACCTGGTCCCGTGCCAGGCGCTGATCGCATTAGGAAATACCGCGAGAAAAAGAGTGCAGACGATAAAGACTTTGACGCTGCCAGACGCAGGCAGAAGAGACGGGTTGTCAAACGCGACCCTCTTGTGGCCGCGTTTTTTGGAGGAATAGTATGAAGCTAATTACAAAAATGACTCAAGACGAAAAACTTGAGGCAATCAATACATTGCAAGTCTTTATTGAGTCAGCCGTAGAGTCTGAACAAGATGAGCCGGCAGACTTTAAACTTGAAACACAAAGGCGAATTGACCTTGTGTTGATAAACCTAAAAGAGCTTATGGGCCTGAAAGAAACCGCATAAGGTTATCAAGCCATTCCTGATTTGTTGGCTGGATTGGTTTTGCAAGCTGGAAAGACCTGACATCACCACTCTCTGGCGCGCCAATTTCTCTGCGCATCTTGTACCAGTCTGGGTACAGAATTTCTTTTGGCACTGATTTCTCAAACCCACCAAAATATTCACCAGGCAATTGCGTGTCATATGTTTTGTGTGGGATTTTGGGATTTGTAATTAGTTCAGCATTTGGAACCATTTTTCCAATTGATAATCCACCAGAATACATTGGCTCATTAAGTAGCAATGGGTCTGTTATTGCATATCTTGTGTAGGAAATGTCAGGGAATCCAGCGTTTTGAAATTTATCAAGTTGCATCCTATCCACGAATACATGACGCAATGCACCATTGCTTTCCAGTTGAGCGCGTGACTCTGGACTCATCACACCTTTCCATTCTGGCCGGATAGCCTTAACTTCTCTGTCAAAGGCTGCTATTGATTTTTTGGTTATTTTCCCAGCCTTCATTTGCTCAAGCAAGGCATCAGACATCATCGTGTTGTAGTTCATTGACAATGGACCCATTGCTGAATACACGCCATAGACATCACCCTTGCCAACTTTGGCTGCTTCATTAATTTGATTTTGAAGAGCTTGAGATGCACCTTTTTCAGAGGCCCAGATTGAGCCAGTTGGTGAATGCGTTCTCATAAAGTCATAGCCGCCTTCAAGATAAACTGGCGTTTCAAACTTTGTGCTACCAATGCCAAGCAAATTTTGGCCAGCAATTGAACGATCACCATGGAATGGAACAATTGCACCACCTTGCATTTTTTCTGGGGTAACAATCTTTTTAGGTGGCAAATCTTTTAGCATTTCACGCTGGGCTGTCATTTCACCAATGGGGATTGGTAATTTTTTACCAGCGCCAATGTCGTGCCAATATCCAGCAGCAGCTGCTTCTGCTGCACTCATTCGTTTGGTCATCCCAGCTGGGGCAAATGCCAATGGGCCAGCCATGGCCATTTCAGTCAGTTCAGACAAAGCCTTCTTGTTTGTGACCTTGGCTATATTTTTTGGGTCGCCAAATGCCTTGTCGTAAAGGTCTTGAAATTTTTTGTCCTTCTCTTCAATACTTAACAGACCTTGTTGGATTGCCCTACCCGTACCCTGCAATTGCTGAGTGCGTCTAGGGTCTTGCATATATTGCAAAACATCATCTAATAAGCCTGCCATGGTTATTCCTTATTGGTTAGGGCCAGGTCTTGGCATTGTCGCGCCAATGTAGCTTGCACCATAAGGCACAGTCTTTTCAAGCATTCTTGCACCAGCTGCCACGGCCTGCTGCAATCTGGCCATTCCGCTTTCATCACGCAATGCCTTGCGCACAATCTCTGGGTCTTCTGAAATCAAAATCTGAGCCACACGCTGGCGATCTTGCTCTGACATTCCCTTGTTCGCATCACCCAACATCTTGCTGACCACTCGGAATGCAGCCATTGGGCTTCCACTGGCTGCGCTGGCTAGATCGTCAGCAGTAAGTGTTGAGCCAGTACGCGCAGCCTGCATTACCGATGACGCTGTATCCGACCCACCAAGAACCCTATTCTTTGCAGCCTGCGACTGGGCCGCTGTGCCAATGCGCGTCAAGATGCCATCAAGCTCATCACCAGGATAAATGGTGCGCAAGATGGCGCCTTGTTTGGTCTCAGGACTGGCCAGCACACCCATCATGGACTTGGCGCGACCTGATCCCATCTGATTGCGAATGGCATCCATAGCGCCAGCCCTAAATGCATTGACTGCACCAGGGTTGCTTGCCAGGTCTTCCATCATTATTTGGACCTCATCAGCGCTCTTGCTAAAGATGGTGCGGCCTTCTTTGAATGCATCCCTAGCGCTTCTAAGCTGTGAGGCTTCAGCACGGGTTGCAGCCAGTCTTGGTGATGATGCATCAATTGCTTCTCTCAAAGCGCCCTCAACGGGTTTTAAGGCCGATCCAACACCACCCTTACCACTTGCAAATGACGCATCAATTGAAGTCTGAATGCCTCGTCTAACAACTTCAGCATCTTCCAGTGTTGGCGCTTTAGCAAACACAATGTTGCCATCTTTGTCAAAAGAGAAAAATGGCTTCTTGCCTGTCTGGGCCGTGTAGATTGCATTGATGTCGGCAATGGCCGTTGGTGATCTTTGCAATGCGTCTTTAAGACTCCCCAATAAATCTTGGCCAATGATGCCGCCAGTGCCATAAGCGTCTTTGTAGGCTTGGTTTTCCAATGCCCTTGCTTCGTCATTGGTTGATCGATAGAAGCGCAAAACATTTTCATTCTGTGGCCGTGGTCCAACAAAGTTCGGGTTAAGGCCACTGACCAGTTTTTGCTGCATATCTGTCAATACTTCTCTGCGCAAAGTGTCTGGGCGTGTAGATAAAGCGCCTTGAATCGTTGTGGATGCCTTGCCGCCTTGGGTGTATAGACCACGCACAGCTTGCAGTAATGTTTGGTTTTCGGCCAAGATTTCGCCACTGGCAATGCGCTGCACGATCTCATCTGTGGTCAGTCCAGTCTCGCCTACAAGGCGTTGAATCTCAGCCTCTGCCGCTTTGCCACCACGACCACCGGCCATGCGTCTGGCAGTGTCTAAAACCATGTCTGTGACCTTGCCAGCGCCCATGAATGTGGCCTGCACTGCTGGGGCAAGGGTTGCACCCATCATTGTTGAGCCTGGCACTCTTGCCGCACGGGCAGCAAAGTCTCCTTCGCCTGTCATAAATCCTGTGATGCCGCCTTGGATACCACCAAGTGCTGAAGTGCCGGCTAACGCTTTGACCAATGGAGCAACACTTGCCGCCATTCTTGGACCCGTCAATGGCGCTGCCGCGCCACCAGTGGCCGCAGTCAATGCAGCCGCTGATCCAATACCGCCTAGTGCCTCATAGCCTAATGCCTCAAAAGGTGACTGGGCTTGGTAAGCCTTCATCTTGCCTTGAATTTCAGCAAGCACTTTGTTGTAGTCTTCGCCTGTCACTGATGCGCGCAATCGAGCTTCCATCTCGTCAGCAGAGCCAAGGGTCACGCCCTGTAAAGTAGAGCGCAGGCGTTGGGTTGGCGCTTGTGGCAATGGCTGGGCCAGTGCAGGCGCTGGGGCGGGGCGATCAATGTCTAGGCTTTGAGACAAAATGCCTTGAAGAATTTGCAGTTTTTCATTAGATAAGCCGGAGACATCTCCGGCCTTAATCTTGAGCAGCTCTTCGGTTGTGAAACCTTCTAATGCATCGCTCATCGCTGACCTCCAGAAGACCGCAGTTGAAGTTGTCTGTTAACAGCATCAAGCAATGGATTGCCGCCACCGCCACCGCCACCGCCATAAGGCGTGATCTCGTACATGGGCGCAAATTGCTCAAAGCCTGGTATTTTCATTGCTCGTTTCAAATAATCTTCTTGCGTTGCCAAGCGGCTTCTTGCGACTCTTTGGGCCGTTGACAATGCTTGCTTAATCTCAGCAGCGCTTAGTGTTTGATCACCAGCTGCTGCGCGTCTAAGAATTCCACGCTCACCTTCAGTCAATCCACCTTGGCCGCGCATTTGGGCAGCGGCATCAAGTTCTTGCTGGGCCAAGCCTTGGACCACAATTCTGGTGTTCGATAGTTGTTCATTTGCATCAGCACCAGCAACACCTAGTTGCTGACCGATTCTGAGCATGGTAGTTCTGTAATCAGCGGCTGGTCCAAGAATAGCCTTATCAAGCGCAGGCAGCATTCTTTCTACATTTGCCAATGTATCGTTTGCAGACCTTGCACCGGCTGTTAATTCTCCCAACACTCTGATTGTTTCAGTTCCAGCACCGGCCACAAATTGAGATTGTCCAGGCGGCAATTTCACATCAACTTGTGTCTTTGGCGCAATCTGCTGACGATACTGGCCCACATTACGAATGCCTGCTGGACCAGTTCCAGCTAATGTCGTGCCGCTGATGTACTCCACAGCACGAATGTCAGGTGACTGGGCTTCGTATGGTGTAGCGCCCGTGTATTCTCTTGACTGACCAAGTTTATTGAATTGCATCATCTTCACTTGGCCATTGACCATCATTGGCTCTGGTTTGCCAAATTCAGTCTGGGCCATGCCGATCTTGAGCAATTCTGGCTGACCTTCTTTGCGCGTCATGCCGCTAAGAATTTTGCGCATCTCAGGATTTAATGATCCAACAATGCCAGGCGCAGCAGTTGGTGCAGGCATTTGTGCAGCCAATTGAGCGCGTTGTGTTGTTGGTCCAAATTTACCGGCCACAGACACTGGAGCCAGTATTGCCGCTTGATCTGCGGTAATCGGGGCCACAGCTGGTTCAGTGAATTGCTTTGCATAAGCCTCATTGGCCAATGCTTCCCGCTGCATCTCTTTGAGCTTGGCTGCTGTGACCAAATTACCAAAAGCTCCAGTTAAACCTTTTTCATAAGCACCTTGGCCGGCTTGCAGGGCAGAGCCTAGAGCTTGGCCTAAACCAATACGCTGTGGGCTTCGGCCACCAGCCTGGAGCAATGCAGCTGCGGCTGACAATGTTGACTGCAAGCCAAGTTGTTCTTTTTGTTTGGCCGTCAATAGCTTTTCAAGCTCACTATCGCCACCACCACCAAACAAATTGCCCAGTAGTCCATCAAAATTAAATTCAGCCATTTTTATTCCTTATAAAAGGCCAAGAATGCCGCCAATGCCAGCACCTATTGCCGTGCCAACACCAGGAATGACGCTGCCAAGTTTTGCGCCAGCCAATGCACCACCAAGCGCACCAGAGGCAGGGTTTTGGCTGTATGGAGTCGTGGCCACCATGCCAAGATTGGCAGGCTGCGCACCCAGTGAAGACTGGACCACACCCAGACGCTGTAAGCCAATATTTCGGATTGCATCCATTTGTTGCTGGTCCAAAGCCTGACGCGCACCGCCAGCGCCCATGACCGCTTGAGCGCCACCAAGACGCAATGCTTGTTGCTGTGCAGCCAAATTACCTAGCTGGCTTGCACCGCCCAAACGCAATTGAGCGCCTTGCAAGCCTGCTTGCTGATTGGCAATGTCGGCTGCTGATCTTCGGGCAATATCAGCCTGCTGCATGGCCATGGCCTGATTGAATGCCTGCTCATTCAGAGTTGTGCCAAGATTTGCCGCCTGCTTGGCAAAGCCAAGATTGGTCAGACTTTCTGCCACACCTTGGCGCGACCCACCAAAGGCACGGGCAGCAGTCGCACGTTCACCAGTCTGCTGGATGGCCGCACGTCTTGCTGATTCCAAATCGCTCAATGCGTTCTCACGAACCATGCTTGTATATGGATTCATGTAAGAGCCAATAGTGCCTGGTCCTTGACCAAGACCTAAATTAGTCTGCTGCGCTGTGATCTGGCTGGGCTGATAAATGCCACCATAAGCTGCCATCTGCGCTGCCAAGTCTGTGCCAGTAATACCTGGGCCAGCCAAGGCAGTATTGACCAGAGCCTCCTCGCCTGCCTGATACATTGGGTTGTAACCGGCAAACTGCTGGACCGGCAAAGCACCAGCGACCCCTTGGGCCTGCTGGAAGTTGGCCAAGAATGCTTCTTTGATCTGTGGATCAATGGAGCTTGTCGATGTAGTTGTTCCACCTTTTGACATATTGCCACCTTATCCGAGTAAAGATTTCATTTTCTTGGCAGACACTTTGCCTTCGTTGATCATGTCCAGAAGTCCACGGCCATACTTGTTGACCGCTGATTTTTTGATCACATATTCACCGCGATCTAGGTATCCAGCGCCATCATCTGGACCAGGTGGGTTCATGCCAAACAAACCATTGACCATGCCGCCCATAGCGTAACCAGCACCAGCCTCGCCTGCCGTTGCACCATTGCCCTCACCACCACCAGAATTACCGCCTGGGCCTTCGCCTGCTGCTGTGGAGTTGCCATCACCACCACCGCCATAGTAGTCAGCCAATGTCACACCAGACTTTGCAGCAATGTCGCGCTCCAAGTTGGCCGCTGCGATCTGATCATATAGACCAGGGTTATATCCACCCATTGCTTGGCCTGCCACCACGCCAGCGTATGGATTGCCCATGGGTCTCATCTGGCCCATGATCTGAGAGTATGGTGAGCCAGCACCGCCAACAACATTGGGGTTGTACTGAGCGCCAATGGGGATGGACTGGTAATTTGCAAAGTTCTGGGCAAAGCCTTGGGTGGCATTGGCAAATGGTGTCGTGCCAGTGATGCCCATGTTGCCAGTTGGGCCAAGCAAGCCACCAGTATTAGTGACAGTGCCGCCAGTGTTAATGACAGTGTTACCAGTGTTTTTCAATGCAGCCAATCGAGCCGCTTCAGCAGCCGCAGCAGCTGCTGCATTGCGTTGTTGCAAAGCCAAAGCCGCTTCATTTTGCCTAGTCACCAATGCCAATTGAGCCGCATCAGCAGCCGCCTTCTGAGCCGTAGTAAGATTGCTGGCAGAAGTTCTAGCCGCCAAGGCCCTTGCGTCAATCAGTGCTTGGCTGGCCGTTTTGTCTCTGGCTGTACGGGCTGCAAGTTCTGCATCAGCCGCAGCATCAGCAATCAATTCAGCCTCAGTCTTTGGGATTGCAGCAGCGTATTTCTCTTGAACACTCTGAGTCGTGACACCAGTGGCACGGGCCACATCTGCTGGGCTAATGCCAAGCCGGTCCATCTCTGTGCGCAAAATGGCATTACTGGTCCCAGACTTCTGGGCAGCGACCACCGCATCAAAAATGTTTTTGTCAAATTCGGCTTGGGTCATGCCGTTATTGAGCGCCCAATTTAGTGCTTCTGAAATTGCCATATTTATCCCCTAAAGTTCCTTTGCAAGTACAGACCATTGTGGACTGTACCCTTCGTCTTTCAAAAATGTCTTTGCCCAGCCTCTTCGGCCTGCCAAAGTCACCCTGGTGCAGCCGACAGACTTGCCCCAGGATTCGATCAATGGTCTCATCCGTGAGAGTTCATCTAGGTCGCCACCAGCCAAGAAGTAATGCAAACACTTCAGTCGTGGGTAGACAATGATCTCAGTTAACACCACCGAGTCCTTGGCCGGCCACAGCTGCAATCTGTGATCTTGGACCATCTCAGCGACATCGTCAAAATTATGTGTGCCTCCACTATATTCTAAGGCAGCCTCCACATGGTGGCGTAGCCTATCCAAATGTTCTTGGTCGCTCATCGCTTTCCAGACGGGATGGCCTCAAGCCTCATCACACCAATACGCCAGTCAGCCAAAGTGTCGCCAGTCACCTTCACATTGACCTGACGCGCTGCAAACCGGACATCAGTCGGGTTGGCTGCCGTGTATGGTCCAAATGTGGATTGTGTGCCAGTCGGGTAATTGCGGGTTTTGAATGAAACCACCGCCTCACCCAATGTCTGCTCATCTGGGACAACTTGCCTGACAGACATGATGTTGTCGCCATTGCCAAGCTGGACTGGGCCACTTTCAGCGTAAAGGCTGGCGCTGTCATAAGCAAACCCGACCTCATGCTCGTAGATGTAGCCGTCAGTGGAAACCGCCAAGGGATTGGTAAACACACCAGCATCAGTGCCAGCAGTTCTGGCCAATGTGCCTATGTTCCAGTGGTTTTCTCTATAGTTATAGGTGACATAGCTGTCATTCTCATTGCTTCCACTGCTGGGGTAATACCACCAGATTTCACCATACTTACTGTTATGGACCGCATAGACCTTGGATGCCTGATTGAAGTTGATATTGCCAAAGACATAGTCCGACACATCGCTTGGCAGTGGCTTGACATATCCGTCATAAATCCAGAAGCCAGACTTGCTCATCCAAATGGCAGCAGTGTCAATGGCGGCCACAGACTGGGCTGAAATGAGACCGCAGCCAGAGCCAGCCTTCTCAAAGCCATAGACAAATGGAGCGCCAATGTACTGGGCCGTGTGGACATCCACATCTGTAAACAGTAGGTTTACACCTTTGACCCGCTTGCCAGCGATCAATGTGCCAGGCGTTGCCAGTTCATAGTCGCCTGCCTGATTGTCGCCAGCTGGGGTCCAGACTGTATTGTTCTCTTGGTCGCACCACTGCACTTTGCGTGGATTGCCACCAGCGCCAAGGGCAAACATGATGCGCTCGGCAGTGACTAAAACCGCCTTGTTACTCGTTGGGGCATTGGTGATTGCTGCTGCCAATGTGGGCGTTGTGAAACCCAATTGCCACTCATAGAGCTTGCCATCTGTGCTTGAGCAAGCAATCAAATACTCGCCCCATGTGTCCATGGACCATGTGGTGGCCGGAGTGACTGACCCTGTGTCTGGTCTTGCCGTGCCATAGGCCAGAGAGCCATAGGTGCTGTATCCATAGCCAGTCTTTGACAATGAATCTGCAATGCCAGCTGTCAAGCCAGTTGGCGTGATTTCTTTGAGTGTCCCACCCTCATTCATGGCATAGAGCTTTGTGTGCGTTCCAGCAGCGATCCATCGGTTGGCACTGTTATCGCGCCAAGTGATGAAGCCGCGGCATAGGCCAGACATCTGGCCAGTTGCACGTTTTCTCCAGCCACCCATGGGGCGCAGAGTGTTCTCGTACCAGCGCACCAGATTTGCGTCATACCACCGGCCTGCTGCCTGGTACTCAGTGCCGTTTCTGTAAATGCCTGGTGGTAATTTGAGTGGTATGTACATGGCTATATTGTTGGTAAGTTGGACACAAAGCTCATTGTGACAATGGCTGATGGTACTGCTGGCCGTGTGGGACTGGTGCTTGTCCCAAAATGCTCAATACTTACATCAGTGCTGGTGGTGCGCCACATAATTTCAACATAATCGCTGGCTGCCAGGCTTACAAAAAAATTCATGGCTGCAATCAAATGGCTTGGGTCGCCTGCCGATTTTCTTTGTGACAAGTGAAATCTGCTGTTTGAATTAGCAATGTTTGTCCCATTCTTGCGAAACCAGATATCCACATCTTGACCATCATTGCTGGTGTTCTTAAACTGAATGGAAAACTGCAAGTTCCAGATTCCGGCATCGGCCACAGTGATCCGAGAGTTACTGGCTATTGTCACGCCATTGGAAAAGTCTGTCGTGTTGAATGTGACCGCATAGGCCGTGGTGGTGTTGGCAGCCGTTTGGTCGGTTGAGTCTTGAAAAGCCCCATGGGGGTTGTTCATAAACTTACCGCCCTTTGGGCCAAACAAAGACCCTAGCACTGATGTTACTTTTCTGAAGTAATTGTTTAAAGCGCCATAGTTCTCATTAAAGTGCCTGCGCTCATACCCCTCTGGCGGGAAACCCAGACTCGGTATAGATGGTGACTCTAATTGTTGCTTGACATTGGCCATGGCTTGATTTTGCCCTAAACAGCCCCCAATGGATAAGACTTTTCATTGACACAAAATCGGACTACGATAATTTTGCAGCAATTGGCTGCTTTAACTGGGGAATGTCATGAAATTTGAAATGGAATTAGGTTTTCACGAAAGTGAGAAAATTACGATTGAAACGTGGGATTTCGACAAAATTGAGATCATCAAAGATTTCATTGCTTTTCAAGAAGAACACGGCTGGGCAGTTGAATATGAAGCAATTGACCTTGATGAAGAAGAATTTGAAGACACTGAAGAAGAAGAAACCACAGAAGTTTGATTCCTGATGGGGCTTACTTGGCCATCAAGTACAGCCCCACATTTGAAAAGGCATAACCGGCATAGACCACTGCCATAGATGGATTGCCTCTGTAAAGTTGTTCAGCAGCAATGTAGGCATAGATTGCGCCAGTCAGAATGATCAGCCAGGCGCTCAAAATGCACCCACATCGATGACCTCACCCCGAAATTCAATCTGATCCTCGTCAAACTTGTGGACTAGCTCTGGCCACAATAGTCTGCCATTAAAGAAGTTCAGCACCGCAAAGCCTGATCTGTGATTGCCTGGATTCAGTTCAGCATAGGTAAATTGAGGGCCATCAGTTTCAGCCAATGTGCCGCAATCGACCCCAAAACGATTTCCTCGTAGATCACTGAATGGGGTCACTTTTAATGCGTGTAAATGCCCACAGATAGTTGAGACACCCGCATTCAGGGTCGATGTATGCGTTGCGTGAATTCCATTCTTGTAACGATGTTTGATAATCACATCATCAGTAGGCCATACTGCCCAACAGAATTCCCAATTAAGAAAATGGTCTGTCAGCTTAAAACCAATAACATCTTTAAACTGTGGTGCGTGTTGCGCTAAACGATTGCCAAATCTAACGTCATGGTTTCCCCATGTCCACAGTAGCTTTACATTGTGCCTAGCTGCCTTGGCCACTTCCTCGATTTCACCCAATGCACCCTGACAAGCCTTTAGTTCTTGAATAACAGTAGTCGCTGGTTGTTCAGTTATGTCATGGCGTGATATGGATGCCCCGTCAAACGCGTCTCCATTACAAATCACGACATGGGGCGAAAATTCTTGAATGGCCCACAGTAACCCCTTAAAGGCCGTGGACCTTTGACCAGGTATGAAGTGGGCATCAGAGAAAACAATCACACATCCATCTAACATTCCAAGTTCAATTTGCTTGAGTGGAGAGAAAGATTTTGGCCTGTTAGCGTCATAGGCAGCGCCACGGGGATCGTTTGAAGATAATTTGATCTTATAGTGATCCTCAATCCACCTTCTACGCAAATGGGCGGCTCTAAGATTTACTCCTAAATGTTTAGCCACTTTTGTGGCAGATTGCAGTTCACCCCATAGTTGGATGAATTGCATATCTGTGCAAGTTTCGTTATGAGCGCCCATGAGAGTCCTTAGAGAGTAATTTTTCTAGCAGATTGATTACCCTATGCTCTTGTGTCTCAATCTCATCTTGAGATGACTTAGGGTCTTGGGCCACTGTCATAAGATCATGCAAAAAGACATGAAGCAATTCATGCAGGGCCGTCTGGTCTAAAGATTCTGGGGTGATCTTTTCAGCACCAAAGTCACCCAAACGATATGTGGCCAGCCTGGCCGCTTCATTGAATTCCACTGAAGCCATGGCATTCTTTGCAGGCTTCAAACCCTTCTCAATACGCCAGTCGCCAAGATTAAGCACTTGCTGCCACTTCCGCACACTTTGTGCAAAAAGCGCTGAGTCTTCTGGTGTTGGAATGTTTGACATATCAGCACCTTATATGACTTTTATGTCAATTTAATTTAAGTAAGCACTGAAAGTGCTTCATTGATATGTTTAATCCTGTCATCTAAGCCAATAAACCCGCCATTGATCTTCTTGGTTAAGGTTTTATAGTCTTGGCTGTCTGCATACTGGTTGAGCTTGTGGGTGTCCCAAAACCATCCGGCAGTGAGCGCAGCATACTGGGGCGTGGCCACCAGTTCGGGCTGCATGATTAGGTCCACGCCAAGCGCTTTGCCTGCATGGTGATAGTTGGCCGACCCTGTCAATTGAATGCAGCCACGGCCTCTGAAACGATAGCCATCCCCACTAGCCTCATCCCTGTTACCCATTCGGTTGCTGTAGACAGTGTTTGCAATGAGCTTGGGGTTTCTTGCGCAGGCTTGGGCCTTGGCAGCGTCAAAGCGCCTGGGCCAGAGCTTTTGCAGGGCTTCGGCCCTGTAGTTCAAGTTTTCTTCCAAGATTCTAAAATTCCCACACTCATGGCTGCACTGGCCGATAAAGGCAGCTTGGCGTAGTGGCGTTGAAATGTCAAAGCGCTGGAATGTTTCATTAAGCGCATCGACCCACTCTGGGCCAATGTGCAGTTGTTGGAGCTGCTGACTATTGACCATTTACTAAAACCCTCACTTCGTTATAGGCGTTGATGCAGGCGTTGAGCTTGACAATGGCTTTGTCTCCATCGGCTGCGATGTCGATAAGAGCTTCAATAGTCTGTCGCTCAGATTCGCTTGCATCGGTGTTGCTATTTCCTGTGGCAATGGTGGCACTTGTGCCGGCTTGTGGACAACTTGGGGCTGGGAGCCGCAGCCGACCAGTCCGAGCAAGCTCATGCATAGCAGACTGCTTTTTCTTAACATCATCTTGGGCCTTTCTCAATTTGGTTTCTTGGTCTGACAGTTTAGATGTCATGTTTTTTTCAAGTTCACGGGCTTCATCATTCTTTTGGGCAATGGCCAGTTTCATGTCATTGTCCCTGTCTTCCCAGCCAAAGTGATAGCCACCTCGGTAAGAACCAAACAAGGCAATGCCGATTGCCAATATCAAATATGGTATGGGTATGCCAAACATTATTCAGCCTCTTTTCTTGCCTGTGCCAGCTGCTCTCGCTCATGGTCATCCTCAAGATGTTCCGGTGGCGTGTCTGGTGGTGGACCAGGAGTCCAAGATTCGTCTAATTCTGGATTAGTCCACTTGGGCATAGCGCCAAATGGCTGGTTTGGTATGCCATTGGTGGTGGCATTAAACCCGTGATTGTTGCTGTATCCATATTGGCCTTGCATGGGCTGGCACATTGGCTGTTGCATCATGGGTGGCTGCTGCCTAGAAGTCATTGCCCGTTTGCCGATAACACCGCCAATGCCACCCACAATCAATAGAACGATATCGTTCAGCATCTTTGTGTAAGCCTGGTCAATGGGGGCCATTGATTTGATTGGCTGGGTGACAAACGTCACAGAGTAAAGCAAAGAAATTACGATAAAGAAAAGAATTAGGGTGACAGCAAGCACCACAATGCTCCAGACCCTGACCTCGATCTCTTCAGTTGTTAGGTTTAACTTCTTCAATCTTTTTCTCCAAAATTGGTGCGACTAAATACTCTGGACAAGTCTGGGTAAATAGACATCTAGGCTTCTGGCACTCTAAAGCATGAAAGTTGTCAGGATTTTGGCACTTATATCGATAATTCTCTTCGCAGCCAGTCAGCAGTAAAAGAAGCAATAAATATCTCATTTACCTAAACCAATCCTTCCAAGCAATAAATTGACAATTCTGTCAGACAGATCATCTGGCAAAAACTTTAGAAAACCAAGCGCATACAAAGCCACGCATCCATAAACGAATATCTTGAGGCATAGGTCAAAGGTCTTCTGGTACTCATTCACCGACCGCACCTTCTGGTCGCTGCACAGAATTCCATCAATTCATTGACACCGACAAAGACCAAAAACAAGACAAAAAATATGCCGCCAATGGCCAGACCTATTTCCAGTTGTTCTTGCTCTTTTTGTTTTTGCTTTTTTTCCGCTGCCTTCAATGCACTTATTTCTTTGGCATCAGCAAGGTCCATTTCAGCCTGGCGCGCTTTGATCTTGTTCCAGACATCGATCTTGCCGGTCTGCATGAAGAGCATTTTTAGCTCTTCCTCAAATGCTCTGGCCTGCTCCAGTGCCATCTCGATCTGCAAGGCAGTTCCCATGTTGGAACCCTTGCCAGACTGCTTGGCTTGAAGCATGGCCTTGGTGGCCGTTGACTTGGCATCGAAAAGTTTGCCAATCATGGGCGCGAGTGAGCCAAGGTCATTGGCAACACCCGCTGCCTTTTTGACCATGCTAATGGCGCTTTGTATCCCTGCCAGGGCCGTGATTGGATCGATCATTTCCTCTTCTCCCACTTAATGCAGACTACCCTCCGATTGTAGACATCACCGGTCCATGTCCACCTGGTGCATCTATATTCGGCAGCTGCTAGTAAGACCAGAGCATAGATCATGGCCACATCAAAATGATGACAAAAACGCACCAGGCAATGGTGGCAGTCAAAAGAGCCGCAGCAATGAATGCCACGGCCCAGTCTTTCATTTTTTAATCCAAGTCTGCCAGACAGCACCAGCTGCCATGATTAGACCACCCACCCACAGAATAGGCTTGGCAGCAGAAGCAATCCATCCAAGCACTTTAAAAGCCCCATCAAGAGCCTTTATAGCCTCTACAAGACCTTTTGTGTTCTGGTCTATGCTATCCACCTTGGTTTCAACAGCAATGAGCCTGTCGTAGATTTGCTTATGGGTGACTTCGTTTTCCATGACTTACTCCACTGGTGCGTCTTTTGGCACTTGCGCTTCAGCCTGTTCTTTGATTTTAAGAATCAGAGGCCAGCACCCACTACTTGAGGGCAGTTGCCCCAAAGTTTGTAATACAAAGTTAATCTCGTTAACGTCTAACTCTAATTTCATGCTTGACTCCATGGAACGCCCGTTGAGGTAACAGGGTTCTTCTGCAAAGCAATCTGAGCCGCCAGAGCATCTTCAGTTGCTTGTTTATCTACACCATTAGCCCATACCCATCCAAGGACTGTAGCTTGTGTCAGGTCTGCATAAGGCGTATTGACTGTGCCATCAGACCATGAGCAAGTGGAATAGATGGATGCTGTGTGTTCGCCATCTACTGCTGTGGCTTGCCAGTGGGCTGTGGTTACAAAACCATCTGCTGTTTTGCGGTCAAGTTGTGAGATTGTCCAAGTTACTGACATGATATTTTCCTTTTAAAGATTAGCGGCAGAAAGACGCTGACGTAGTGATTCAATCATTGCTTGTTGTTCTTGAATAGCCGCAGTCAATGTAGCCACCAAGAAAGAATTGTCAATGGACTGGTAGTTTGGCTTTCCAGACGCATCAACTTCATCCTTTTTTCCTGTAACCGCTTTAGGAATTACCGCTTGCAATTCGTGGGCAATAAAACCTTCGCCATCAGAGCCATCTTCTTTCCATGTGTAAGTAACAGGATTCAAATCCTGAATCCTTGCCAAAGCACCTGTCATCGGCTTAACATTATCTTTTAAACGATAATCAGAAGTGGTGTTGTATGCAACCGATGTAGAACTAGCTTGAGTAACAGAACCAATTTTTGTTCCAGCAGCATTCGTGAAATATAAATAAATACCACCAGTATTGTTTGCGCCAGTATTTAATGCAAGGTTTGGATTGCCGTTATAGTTATCAGCAACATATACCTCCATTTTTCCACCATTAGCACCAACAGCAGCAGTTTGACCAACCCAAAGGCTTCCAGACGATGAAAGAGTCATCGCCTGAGTAAAGGTGATAGCGTTTCCTGCTGTGCCTGATGCGGTAGATGTGTACCATTGATGCTGTCCATTAGAGCCTAATTGGTCATAACGCAAAGCATAGCCAGTTCCGATAAATTTACCGCCCGATGCGGCATCGTACCAATTCTGACCAAGGAATGTTCTGTTTGATGTTGCCGATATGCAACCAGTTGTGTTTAACTGAAATGCTTTAAATGCGCTATCCCAAGCACTCGGAGTAACTCCCAAGCCTAGATTGCCTGAGGAGTCGAGGCGCATACGCTCTGAGTTTTCAGTGTAAAAAGCCATTTGACCTGAGGCTGGCCCAACACGAACAACACCACTAGAAACTCCTGGGACTATTCTAAAATCTGAAGCGGTTAAATCAGTTACATTGAACGCATTTCCACCAGCAGATGTAGCAATATCAAGTTTAAAGCCAGGATTAGTTCTTCCAATACCCAACCCTGTTGAGGTGAGGCGCATACCTTCTGTGGATGATGGAGAAAAAACTAAAGAGGTAGAAGCAGTAATTGCAAAATTGGCTGAGCCATCTAAAGAGATATTAGCCCTTGCACTTCCACCACCCGTACCTTCATAAAAGTTAATCAGGTTGCGAGTTCCACTTGTTCCTTCGTTTTTTACAGAAAGTGCATAGTTTGCTGCTGTTGTGTTTGTAAACATAAAGCCCGCAGAGCCTGTGCTGTACACTTCACCAGACTGGCTAGATGAAGTTGTAACGGCAGTAGTTCCAACAAAAAATCTTGACCCATCAAACTGAAGCGCAGAGCCACTTGTCAGAACCTTTGAACCATTGAGATAGGTTACTCCGTTGGCTGTGCCTCCTGAGAGGGTTAGATTTCCGGACAGTGTCGCAGCTGCCGCAGCCACAGTGCCTGTCAATGTCGGGCTGGCTGATAAAACATTGTTGCCAGTGCCAGTGCTTGTGCCAACACCAGTGCCACCTTTAGTGACCTTGAGCAATGGGCCTGCATCAAACAATGCGTCAATTGAATCCAGATCGCTATTGATCTTTGTTCCCCAGGTGTCAGTGGATGCACCGACTTCTGGTTTGGTCAACAATAGATTCGTTGTGGTTGTATCTGCCATTTTCTACCCCTATGCGGCTATTTGCCAAGTTTCGCTATTATCCGCAATTGCAGTCCAAGTTTCACTGCTGTCAGCAATTGCATCCCATGTTTCTGATGTGTCTGTGATCGGTGTCCAGGTCTCTGCATTGTCAGAGATCGCATTCCAAGTTTCTGCCGTATCAGACTCAGGGACCCATTTTAGATTGCCATCGACAGTCATGGTCGATGTGCAAGTGAAATTGATTGCACCAGTTTGTGTGCGAGTGCTATTGACAGTCATTTCAGACTGGGCCGCCATTAGCACTGACGCGCCTAACACCACCTTGGTGGCCACAGTCATTGTGGCAAAGTCTTCAATCAGAATCTGGACAAGTGGGACCCTGACCCCATTGACCGACATGGTGCTGACATCGACTGATGCAAATGCACCAATGGCCACTCGCCTGGCTGCAAAGCTGGCGCTGGATGTGGCCGCAAATGTCGCTACCCCCACCGCATAGCGCAAAGCGCTGATTGACATGGTGCTGGCGCTTGAGGCCGTGGCCGAGGCATTGGCCACCCTTTGTGCAGCAGCTGATGTAGTGCTAGACGCTGAAACCGAGAAAGATGCCGTCTTGACCACATTGGCCGAGACAGTCTCTGTGCTTGAAGCTGAAACAGAAAACGCGCCTGTGCAGACGCGTTGACCATTGAATGCAGCCGTGCTTGTGGCCGCGAAAGTAACCGCCCCAAGGCTTACGCCATAGGAATACTTCCCTTGTCCGTATGGGCCAGAGCCGTATGCTGCCATGTCATGTCAATGTGACATCAAGGTCGCCAGCTGGGATGCGCAGCACATCGCCATCATTGATGGTGCGAGCTGTGGTCAGCGCTGCCCAGGCCAAAAGATTGCCACCAGTGCTTGCATCAAAGATGCCGGCCCAGCCAATTGATCCCCAATTGCCACCGCTTGCAGCTGCAAATTCGATGGCCGCTGCGTTTGTTGCGTTTGTGGGGCTTGTGCCGGAGACAGTGATTGTGCCAGTCACCACTCGCGCATAGCCGCTGCCAGACACTTCAGTGCCACCACCAGTGTCACTAGGTGCAGCCGTGAATAGGCCAACATACCAAGCCGTGGGGCGTGTGGCCGTGTTGGTTGTGAGTAGAAAATTTAAAACTAGATTTTCGGTGTAGTCGGTAAAAGATGACATATCAGTCCTTATCCAAAAGTCTTTGCACGGGTCAGCAATGCACCACCAGAAGATGCACCGCGATCATCGGCAGTTTGTAAATCGTTCAAGGCTCGCTCATAGAGTGTTGCCCATGTCTGGATTCTCGCATCATCTTGCAAGTATGGTGCAGCCTGGAGCA